ACTCCATCCATATCTAAATAGATAACTTTAATCATAAGACCATGATACCTAAGTCAAACATAATGACTGCTAGTAAGAAACCTGATGCAAACAAGTAAATGCCAAAGGCAATTTGTAGCATCTTATTAGTTTTATTGATCTCACTATCAATCGCTCTCAACTTTTTGATAGTCTTATCAAAGTAGTCTTGGTTTAATTTTGTTATTTCAATTTCTTTCATTTTCACTCCTACATAATAAATTAAAAAAGGGTGTGAGGTTAACAGTGGCATTTTGCCCTAGTCCGAAGACGCCAGAAACCTCACTTTTGATTCTTGATTGATCCCGATCCCATAGCAGACTAGCAATTTCCGTTATCAGTTTATCAATCATCAAGTTAATCATACTAAAAAAGTACCAGTGTGGTAAACCCTTTTTTATTAAAAGGGACCATCAGGTAATTCTTCAAATCTTTTGTTAACGAGTAGATCAATAACTTTATTTCTATCAGTCATTGCTACTCTCATATCGAAAGATTCACACAATCCAGGTCTGCTAACACCACCATCTAATTCTCTTAGAATGTTTCCAGTGTTCATTTCTGAGACCTCGTCGAAGATTCTTTCGAGGGTTGTTTCATTTGCTAAGTTTGACATATTCACTCCTTTAATGTTTTTTCCTAGTATTATAATCATACTAAAAAACGAGGGGTGTCGTAAAGTCTTTTTACAAATTATTTTTGTAGTGTTCTACGATTGATCTAAAATTACCAAAGAATCTGAGGGATATGAACTTTGCTGGATTTTGTTTGTCTAATGGTACTGTATGCTGCAGGGAACCATCGAATATAAAGGGTTTGTATTTCTCAACTTTGAGTGAATGTATTTTGCCAGATTTGCTTTTAACTTGAAAAGTCCAATCTGAACTTAATGGTAAGATTAATGGATCAGTGAATTCATCTATACCATTAGGATGATAATCGGAATGCCATTGAACTTGATTTCTCCAACCATATTCAGACCAAGCAAAATCGGTATCTAGATTAAAGTATTTCTTAAGAAAGGAAGATACATCATTTGAATGAAGCATAGGAAAAGCATCGATGTTTGCCTTCACCATGAAAGGAGGTTCAATGGGAAAGTTATCTGATGCTGTAAGAAAGTAATTTGTAGAATAATAAGCATCAGGTTGGAATTTTAACTCAGGCACACTTCTACCTGCATAAGCATCATAGAAATCTGTCAATGATGAAGTTCCTTCTGATATGAGAGTATCTACTTCTTCGTCACTTGGCGAGATTGTTTTCATCACGCATAGACAGTTCGCTTTGTCTAATAAGTTCGCTATATCCATATTTTGCTAAGTAAAATGAGTCAACGATATCAGAAATAGGATGTTCTACTTCTGTATCTAATAGTTTTTTGAGATCTATGCCTTCTAGTTCTGTAAACTTTTCATACATTAGATCTTTGTTTGCATTCCCTTTGTTAGTAGCAAATTTCTTTATCTTTGTAGGTGCTACTACTATAAAGGGAATATTCGTCTTAAACAGTTTGTGTTTTAGCAGTCCAGTGTTTTCAGCAATGTGAAACACTCGTCCTTTACTTCCGAAACTGTAGTCCTCTAGCACAACTAGATCAGGATTATAACAAAGCACTTGAGATAGTGCCCATGTTGATATCCAATCGAATCGCTCCTCTTGTGAGACATAATCAGGTTTTGTATCCCCAATAATGTTATTCGCGAATGGTGGGTTTTTTTTATCTATAAGATAATGGAAGGTGCAGTTTTCAAAATTAAACTCACCACCTGTATAACCACAGATTGCTGGACAACCCATGGCATAGTCTATGCCAACAATATTCATCTACTCGTCGTAATAACTTTCGTTCTCGTCGACTCCGTCCTCCAGATCTAGTTGGCTGCCACAGAATGGGCAAAAATGTAATTGATAAGGTAATCTAAGATTGTGTTCAATAGAACAATCAGCATCACATTCATCACAATGTATAAGATATCGCGAATATGTGTCTGTTAATGATACCATTAAGTTCTTTGCGTTTTATTGATTTGACCGATTAAAGCATCATAACCACCTATCTTTTCACCTTTGAAAATAATTTGTGGGAATGTTCTTGCTTCTGGAAACTCTTCAAAGAGTTGCTCTCTGGTAAAGTCCTCGTCCAGTTTCTTAACTTCTATGGTAAATCCTTGTGATCTTGCAGCATCTTCTGCTCTTACACAATAAGGGCAGTTGTCTTTACTATAGATCACAACTTCTGCTTGTTTTTTCTTAGGCATTTTTGACCTCTACTATTCTTCTAATCGTTGTCACATCATTGTAGTCACCAAATGCAGTATAGTCTCTTACAACTTTTTCTTCAGTTAGATAACCATCAACCACTCTTGTGGTAATAATCTCTCTGCGTAAAACATCTTTTGTATCTTCAATACCATTAGGGAATGCCACACTAGTCATTGGTCCTTCTTGAATGTTTACTACCTTGTCATATTCTCTGCTCATAATTTAAATCCTTTAAAAGTTTCATTTGTTACATCTTGTTTAATACCACCCATTACATAAGACTCTATCTCAGTTTCCTGTGGAGCATTTTGTAATCCTCTACTAGATAACCAATGTTGTGTCCATGGTAATGGATTGTTGTTTTGTGGTATGTTGTATATAGCATCCATACCCAATGCTCTTAATCGCTTGTTAGCAATAAACTCTACATATGATCCAAGAAGGGAAGCACTCAGTCCTATCATACTTCCCTTTTGGAACAAAAATTCTGCCCATTCTTTTTCCTGATCTACTGCTTCCTCATACATTTTGTATACAGTATCTTGTTGATCTTTAATAACTTTTAACATAAGTTTGTCATTCTCAGACTTCATGTAGTTCTTAATGATATGCTGTGATACTGCCAGATGTTGAGATTCATCTCTGGCGATCAATGATATAATCTTCGCTGATCCTTCCATGAGTCGCAGTTCCCCAAATCCAAAAGTACAGGCAAAAGAAACAAAAAATCTAATTCCTTCTAAAATGTTTATACTTATGAGTGTTAGATATAACTTGGTGTACAACTCTTCTTTATCTATCTTATGTCCAATATCAAATCTTTTTGCTGTGTCTATAAAATCATCGTATGCTTTTGTTACACTTTTTGCTCGTTTGAGTATTGCTTCCTCTTCTAGTATGGTATCAAATACATCACTAGGATTAGGATATAGATTCTTTATCATATATGTATACGATCTAGAATGTATAGTTTCCATAAAGTCCCAAGCAATAATACATGCTTCTAATTCAGGCAGTGTAGTGTAAGGCAACAATGCTATTGCTGGACCTCTACCTTGTACACTGTCTAACAATGTTTGGTATTTAAGATTAGAAGTGAAGATGTGCTTTTGAGCATCATTCAGTTGCTGATAATCATTTCTATCTTTTTGTAATGATACTTCTTCTGGTCTCCAAAAGTATCCTAATTGTGTTTGCGTGAGTTTATCAAAGATTGGATATTTGAATTCATCGAACCTCTGAGTATTAAGTGCTTCGCCAAAGAACATCGGTTCTTTTAGGAAGTTGACTTTTTTTCTGTTAAATATCGTCATGTAATATTGCTTCGTTAGTATGAGGATCTGTTATGTTTGCACATGCACGCATAGCAACCTCACCTCTTTTATTCAGTTCTGCTCCATATTTGTTTTTTCTTTGTTCTGCTATCGTAGAATGGTCATGATCATCATAGATACTTCGTCTACCATCAAATGCTAATTCATTGCAACCATTAAATAGAGGACCATTCTTATCAACATAGTGAGTAAAAATATGTCTAGAATATTTGCCGACAAGTTTATCTCTCCAGTGTATAGCATTACATCCTTGATATGCTAATACATCTCCAGGTTCAAGATAGACTCTCGCAGCACCCATCTTAAATCTTTCTTCAAAGTTTTTACCTTGTACTGTATCCCATGCTTCTTGGTAATCAACACCCACATAATTTTGATCTGCTAATACCCATATTGACCATGGTTTCTTGTCATCTGTTTCATATTCTATGGGGAATGTCATAGACACTTCACAACTTGGTCTATCTGTATGCCCAAATAATTTAGCATCTCTAAAGTATGTTCTAGCAAAACTGTAAGTTGGTACTAGTTCTAATTCTAATGCATCTTGTAAAGGTTCTTTCAACATTAGCAACATTGCTTCGCCAAAAGGAACATTTGCCATATGCTCTGATACATATTCTATTTGTTTACCAGCACCATCAGGTGTATCTACAACTGATCGTTCTTGTTGCTTAGAACTACCCCATTCTTGGGAATTTTCAGTTCTCAACCAACAGTGCCTTGCGAATTCTATCATTCCCTGAGGAATAAAGTTTCTAAGAACTACAAATCTATTGCGTCTAAAGGTTTCGGCAGTAGGTGTTATTCCTTCTTTGTTCAATACTCTAGATATTGCACGCATCACATTCTTCCTGTTCAAATGGGTCTTCAGAAGCAGGTGTATTTATAACCTCTACTTCTTCAACCACACTATCATCTGTCTTCATATCATAAGTGTTTTGATAATATGAAGTTTTCCATCCATACTTATATGTATTGAGTAAGTCAGTTGCCATACTAGAAATAGGTACTTCGTTGTTATCATAGTTCTCAGGATTGTATGACCAATTACCTGAAATTGCTTGATCAAAGAACTTCTGCATTACTGCCACCACTTTAATGTACCCATCATTGTTAGGCATATCCCATAGCAAAGTGTAATAAGACATTAACTTTTTATATCCAGGAACGATTTGTTTCAATGGTCCTTTCTTTGACTTCTTAACAGATAAGAAATCTCTTGGTGGTTCAATACCATTTGTCTCATTAGATACTACAGATGATGACTCACTAGGCATTTGTGCTGTAAGTGTAGAATGTCTTAGTCCGTGTTCTTTAATATCTTTTCTTAAAGCATTCCAATCACAATTGTACTTGGGTGCTACAAGATCATCAACTTCTTTCTTATAATGATCTATAGGAAGTAATCCCTGACTGTATTTTGTTCTTTCGTATCCTTCGCATGTACCCTTTTCTTTTGCTAATTCATTAGATGCTTTAAGTAAATGATACTGGAATGATTCGGTAAGATCGTGAACAATTTTCCATGCTTGTGGATCATCATACTTAACTTTATGTCTTGCTAAGTAATGAGCAAGACCAATGTATCCTATTCCTAATGATCTTCTAGACTTAGTAGATCGTTCAGCAGCAACGACAGGATATCTTTGGTAATCTATAACTTCTTCTAATCCTCGTACTGCCAATTCACATAGATTAGGTAATTCGGAAAGATCATCTTTAAGTGTACCCACATTAATTGCTGAGAGAATACATAAAGCAATTTCACCCTCTCCATCAATATGTTCTAATGGAACTGTGGGTAAAGTGATCTCTTGACATAGATTACTCATATTGACTTTATCTAAGAAAGAACTATGACTGTTAGAGTGATCGATATTCATAATATAGATACGACCTGTTTCTGCTCTTTCTTTGAGCAAATCAGTAATCAGTTCTCTAGCACTTACTTTCTTTTTGGGTACTGAAGTTGCTCTCTCATACTTCTCATACATCTCGTCAAACTCAGGTGTACCAAAGGCATCGTACAATCCTGGAACATCATGAGGTGAGAATAGAGTTATCTCACCATCACTTAAGAATCTTTCGTAGAAGAGTTTACTGAGTTGGATACTGTAGTCGAGTTTTCTGACTCGGTTGTCTTCTGATCCTTTGTTGTTTTTAAGAACGAGGATATCTTCGATTTCAGAATGCCATATAGGGAAATGCACTGTTGCTGAACCACCTCGAACTCCATTCTGAGTGCAGCACCGAACTGTTGCTTCAAACTTTTTAAGGAATGGGATAACCCCTGTATGTTGAACCTCTCCTCCTCGAATTTTCGAACCGATCCCACGGATCCGACCAGCATTGATACCAATTCCTGCCCTTTGAGCCACATAACGACCAACAGCCATATCACTACTAAAGATAGAACCCAAAGTATCGTCAGAATCAACAAGAACACATGACGCAAACTGTCTAAGAGGAGTTCGTACCCCTGCCATAATCGGTGTCGGAATATTGATTTTAAATGTGCTAATTGCATCGTAATACCTCTTTATGTATGACAACCTCTTTTCTTTAGGATAGTTCTTAAACAATACACAGGCAATACCCATGTACATAAATTGAGGTGTCTCAAAAACTGTGTTATCTGATCTGTCTTGTACTAGATACTTATCTACCACTTGTCTCAAACCAGCATATGTAAATTCTAGGTCTCTATCATGACGAATGAATGAATCTATTTTTTTCCATTCTTCATCATCAAAGTAAGTTACTAATGTTGAATCGTAAACACCTTTCTCGATGTTTCTTTCCACTAATTCTTTCATGGGTGGATAGATATCTTGATCTTTCCACTTTGTATTAAAGACTTGTTTTCTTATAAGGAATAAGAGTAGTCTGGCAGCAACATACTGATAGTTTGGATTCTCTAATGAGATCAAGTCTGATGCTGATTTGATAAGAATGTTTTGAATATCGGTAGATGTAATTCCGTCATAAAACTGAAGACCACTGTTCATCTCTACTTGAGATTCTGATACACCTGTTATATCTTTACAGGCAGCAGTTACCATTTTATGTATCTTATCTAGATTAAGTTCCTCTTTCGCTCCGTCTCTTTTAACAATTGAAATCCCTTCCATTATGTCCTCTTATATTGCTTTAGTTTTAATTTTGCTGATAGTCCTGAAAAGACATTGTTATTTATAATCTCCATGACTGTATCTATACCAATCGCATTAACCATTTCATTAATGTCTTTGTAATCGCTGATTCTTTTGTCATCCCATATGACTACCTGCCATCCATTATCGATGACATGCGAAAGTTTATTTAGAATTTCTTTGGATCTGGACTCATTATCATAAATGATGATTGCTTGTTCTTTAAGTTCTTCATCTAGTTTTCCAAAGTCAGATCCTGCTACAGCGATGCTGTTAGGCAGGAATAAACTATCTATTGGTCCTTCTGTCACATAGATAGTGTTAGATCGATCAATCTTATTTTGATTATAGATAAGTGCTTCGTCATCATCAAACTTCATAGTTAGATACCTGAGACGACTGTCACCTATAGCACGACCTGTGATGCCTATAAGAGTACCATTAAGAGAGTAGAAAGGCAAGATGATTCTCGCATCATTGCCTAAGATTCTCTCACGATACTTATCGCATATACTACTTAGTTCTTGAGCATTTCTAATGAACCAAATGTCATCCCACTTGTCTTTAGGAATGTTTCGACTTTCTAAATAGATTCTTGCTTCATCCACATCCTTCGCTTTTTGGCATATCTTTGACAAAGGGTGTTTGGGTTTGAACTTTGGTTTAAAGGCATGAGATGGTGGTAGTTTCTGTTCTCTCTTTCCACCATATGCTTCTTTAACAAACTCTTTATAGAGTATCTTGTCTTGTTCTTTTAAGAAGTTTTTAAATCCTGTAGAGTATCCACAGTTATGACATTTATAAACATAACTATTTTTGTACAAGAAGTGATAACCTCTTGCTTTGTAATCATTCTTATCACTATCGCCACAATATGGGCAACTATGGTTAAATAAATCTTCTGTCTTCCATTTAGCATTTTGAAATCTAGTGCTTACCAGACGCAAATACTTTTTCTCTAACCATAATGTCATAGATATATTGTACTGTATTTTGGGGGTCTTGTAAAGGTGGTTTTAGTCGTTGAGTTGTTCGATTTCTTTTTCTAGATCTCTATAGTATTCAACAATTGAAATCACTTTGATGATGTATGCTCTCATCTCTGCAGTGTTATAACTCAGAGTCTTATAATCATCAGGACTTAAAGCATAATATGCTAATTCAGGTGCTTTGCCTTCCTCAACTAGTTCTAGATACTCTTTCATAATCGTAGGAGTTAGAACTTTCCACTTGATATCCTGCATGGTAACACCATCTGGCATAGGAGGGTGATACATAGGTATCTGCATCGATACTCGATTGACTTCTACAGGGGATATCTGTGGAGTATAACCACCCAGAATGGAGCAGCCACTAATCGTTGTCAGGAGTATTATTGGTATTATCTTTTTCATAATTATCGGGATCAGTCAAATCACTTATTTCTTTGAACACGTCTTTCGTGCCTTTATTAATAATCTTTTCAATGAGTCCAGGTTTGCCTAAAGTAAGTCTATCCATATCGTGCCCAGCATACTTATTAGAGAGGTCTTTGATTGCTTTATCAGCATCCCTTGCCTTTTGAGTCAACTCTGAATTTGCCTTCTGCATTTGCTCAAAATTGCCCTTAATTTGTTCCAAATTCGCATTTAAACCTGCGATTTCGTCTCTAAATTTCGCTTCATTTGCAACTGCCCTACTTATATCACCCATAAGTGCATCAATCTTGCTAGAAGTGTAATTGTAGTATAAAAAGAATGAAAGGCAAACCATTGCCAATGCACCCATTAAGATTTTAGACATAACTCTTTAATCTCACCTGTTTGTTTATTTTCAAGGAATACTGTGTATCCCCTTTTAAGATCAAACTCTAAAAGTTTGTACTCACCTTTAATTATACTGTCAAACTCCTCACCTGTAAACTGAGTTCTGGTAAAAAGTTTAAAATCTTTATCATCTATAGAATGCTTCTTTTTCTTCTTTTTTCGCCAAGTTGCTATATCGTCACCTGTACCTGCTACAGATGCACCTGTTGTGTTCACAGGTGCTTCTTCTTTCATCTTTTGAAATATGGTCTGTAGTTCTAACCAATTCATTTAACATCATCCCCTGTAATATAGAGAATGTCACCATATTCGTGTAATGCTGTATATACAGATACACCAAATACTTTTCCTTTCTGTTCTAATATGCTTACTTGTGTGCGGTGATCATAGAACTTATCGTTTTGTTCGATTCTTCTGCGAATAAAGTATTTGCCACCAAGTACAAGTTCGTCCAGATAGATGCCCTCATTTATCTCTTCTGCTGTGAGGGATCCCTCTTCCTTGATGTGATGATATACTTTCTCGCACAAATCTTCCATCGACTCTCTTGTGAGGTTTGCTTCTTCTTTAAGCAAAGCGAGTGCGACAGCATAAGATGCCAATCTGGTTTTACCAAATGGAACTTTCTCTATGATCTTTTTGAGATTGAATACTAGTCTGTGTAGTAATGTATAAGCATTACGATCTTCGGTTGACAATATCTCTCGCTCTTTAATACGATTGCCTTTCTCGTCTATGATTCCGAGTTCGAATGCTTTTTGTTTTTTGAATGGTATGGTTAGAAGTCGAAGTACTCTAAAAACAATTAATGTATCTATAACTTTTGCCATTATAACTTTCTTAACTTTTCAGCCATGTTGTTGTCAACAGGAATGTCTGTTTTGTAATCTTCTTTGACATATCCTAAAAATAACAACATCGTCTTAATTGTTCCCCAATACTTCGTTTTCTTAAGAGGTATTTTGTATTCTAACATTCGATGCCCAGCATCAAATCCGAATACATTGAACAGTACGATGAGGTGATTAAGAACCAATCGTTCTTTTAATTCACCTTGCTCGTGATAACGATACAATAATCTTTTCAGATATCTAAATCTACGCAAGTCATCATAAAACTCATCAATGCTTTCGCACTGTGGGTTATCGTAATACTTGATAGCGAATAATGTAAAGTTATCGCTGTTTAATTTCTCAAACAATTCCATAATGTAAAATATATTTAGTCTGTTTTAGACTAATGAACCAAATACTTTATATGATCCAGTTTGTTCGTGCCTTTCCCAAGCAATCTTGAGAGATCTTCCAGCACCTCTTTGCCCATCATCAACTGTGATTTCTTCAGGACCCTCTTCGCCAGTCTTTCCAAAAGTACCACCAAATTGAGTGATTGGCATTGAGACCTCACCACTAGTGGTAAGGTCTTGTTCATTGATTGCCAATAGATCGAAATCTACACCAATAGTTTGCAACTTTTGGTATAGTTGATGAACAGCAGATTCTACATTTAGAAATTCTCTTTCAGCCATTGAACCCAACCATGAGTTAACTCTGTTGACTACTTGGTCATCTTCAATGTAATGTGCTCCTGGAGATACATGTGACATATCTGCAGATGCTTGATTAAATGCTCCGAGTGTTTCACTCTCATTTATAAACTGTCTAAATTTTTTCATACTGTTCTACCTAATTAATTATGCTACACTGATGTCAGCATATGTTCCTGTACCTGTAGCACCGATTCTGTCTCCAGTGACGAATGCTTTGTCAGATACTGTAGATGTACCATCATCTACGATAGTACCACTGATTGTTTGTGCACCGATTGATAGATCTTGTGTTGTTCCAGGAACAGTGAATGTAAATTCTGCTTTGTTGCTATCTGTAACAGCAGTAGATGTAGCAGTAATTGCTCCATCAACAGAACCTGTAACACTTAGTGTAGCACCATTTGTTACATCAACTCTTTCGTTCCATACAACAACGACTGTACCTGTATCACCTTGGTCATAAGATGCATCTTTAAAGTAGACAGAAGTGATTGTTGCCTCTGCTATCGCTGTAGCAAGATTATTGCCACCAGATACAGCAACTAGTAATTCTGTTTGTACTCTAGAACCTACAGTCTTGTCGATTTTCCAACCAGTCGCATCAGCATATGTTCTTGTTTTTTCTTCGGTTGTAAGATATTTTGGTTTATCTTCAGCACCGTCTGTTATACCCCATAATGGCATGATTTTCTCCTAGTCTCTAAATGCTACACTTGTAGCATGTACACTTGCGGATGCTACCAGAGTATCTGTAGGATTTTTCTCTATAAAGATTGATCCAGATGCTGGTATATACGCAGTCCCTATTGTTGAAGCACCACTAGTAGCAAGAGTCACCTCTACAGCACTAGTAGTAGTATTTACGACGAAACAAAGTGATGCTGAATCTACATTATCTGCAGATCCTAAAGCAGTTGCACTTCCTAATAATTTTAAAATTTTCATCTATCGTCCTAATCTTTGTGCTACAGCAAGAATTTTCTTTACAGTATTTTGAAAAGATCTTTTATCTTTCTGCAGCAATTGTATGTATGTTGATCTTAATTGTGGTTTAACCTTATTTAGCATGGAATAAACTTTTCTAGCATCATCTGCCTTAAATTGAAACTTCTTCAAATCATCAGTAGTCACAGTGTATGGTCTCGTACCATCTGCTGCTTTTTTGATTTGATTAAAGATGTTTCTATCTGCCTGATCCTGCTGACCACCTTTAGAATTCTTCTTATTCTTAAAGGCATCCATCGCAGTATCTATGACATCGTCATCTCCTGCTTCGGCATACTTACCACCTGCCATCCTCGAAATCTTGGATAGTCTATTCTTAAGATCTACTGGATTCTTTGCTTGAGCAATTGCTCTAGCAATTTTTTTATTTCCTGCATCACTCTGCATACCAAAGTCGCCGAGTGCTGCTTCCATAATTTGTTTAGTAATTACGATGTTTTCTTGTACATTCTTCATGTATCCAAGTCTTCGTAATTTCTCTTTAAAGTTTTTCAATCTTCCATCCAGTTTAGAAAATTCTTCATCTGTTGCTTGTATTACTTTATTAGTAATTTTGTGAAACACATGTCCATGCATTTTCACTGCCTCTTTCTTTCTTTCGGCAAACTCATCTGCATTTAAAGGTTTATCCAACCCATGCATTTTAATTGCTTTCATTGCCTTTACCCAATCAGGGTGAGTCTCATCCTTGGCAAGAGGAATAAGATAATATTGCTTCATAACTTTATGCTGGGTTTGCTTTACCGATTTTACCTTTTACAACTCCTTTCTTCTTAGCAGGAGTAAATAATTGCTTAGATGCATGCATATGTGCTTCAGATTTTGTTACCTTTAGTTCTTCGATAGGCATTGCTCTTTTGAGTCCTACTCTTTCGAATACAACATCATAATGAGATACTGTACCATCTTCTGCTAAAGTATGTTCTGTAGATACACATTCACCTAAACCAAACTCTTCATGAGCAACATGGGTTGCGCAATCATGAGCGATACCACCATTTGCTTTTGATGGTTCATTTGCTTCTTCAACTTCGTCTTTACCTTTGACATTTTTTGTTATTGCTTTGCGTCTTTTGGTAAGATACTTGTCAGTTGAATCATGGTCACCATCGTTATCGATATCTTTGTCACCATGACCTACAGGATCCATTCCTTCGCCATCGTCATCTTTATCAGTGACAGGTGCTTTTTTAGATTTTTCTAATAATGCCCTTACTGCTTCTTGCATTGGGTCTGTTTTTAAGTCTCGGTATTCCATTGTTCTTCCTATTTTACTAGATTTAAGTTAAGTCTCTTCGCATGTTTGTTGAAGATATCTCTAACAGTTTTGTTTTTGTTTTCGGGTCTCATGAAATCATCTGCTAATTCATCATCAGATAAGTATTTCATTTCTAAATCCCTGATCAATTTAACTCCTTTTGGCGAACCTACTTTGGTGTTGCCTGGAACACTCTTCATTAACTTTTGAAACCCTTTGATTGCATTCCCTCTAATTCGTGGATTGTGATCAAAGATACCAAATGCCATGGTTCCTTCTGTGACTTCAAATTGACTAATTCGTTTTTTAAGTTTGAGATAATCTAATGCGAGTTGCTCAGGATTTTCTATCAGTTGCTGTACTCTTTCCTGAAGATCTACTTCCGTTGTGACTTCTTCTAATAGTGCATCAATTTCAGCAAATGCTTCTTGCTTCTGTGCATTTTCTTCGAGCACAGGAGCCATTTGCCCTCTGACACTATCAAGTTGGTCTTTCCAAGATTGTCTATAATTTGCCATAGTAGTCTCTCGCTTTCATATTATTTATATATTTTTTATTCCTGTTTCTGGATTTTTACTAATAAATCGCCCTTTCCAGGAATAACTCGGTGATACATATTTTTTGGTATATCATACTCATCACCTATTATCAATTCAACTGGCAACTCTCCATTGTATTGTAGTTGCCAACCCTCTCCTTCAATGACTTCAATTCTTCTATCTTCAGCATCTCTATGCCATTCATACTCATTAACTTCAATATCTTCAATAATCTTTCGGATATCTCCATCATCAGTGTAAGGTTTACCAATAGAAGTTTCCGCCACCACTCAATCCTAACTGCCCAGCATATCTTGGTAAGTTACATGCCCAATATGCAGCACTTGTTTTGTCTTTTTGCTGTGCACATTTATGTCTTGCTGCGAATGATTTTCTTGCTGCTGGGTCATTCAACTTAACTTTAAGACCTGTTGTATCGCCCCATGTGACTTTTTTAATGTTGCCTGTAGATGGGTCTTTTACATACACATAGTATTTCTTTGGTCCACCTGCTTTGGGTTTGTTTAGTTCCACATCTTTCCCATCAACCTTTGCTTCGATCATGGGTCTTTCTAAAGGAACTGCTCTGCCTTCGTATAGAGCAAACTCTGGTTTACCAGAAAAGTCATGATCACATTCGCACCGATGTTCCTTAAAAGTTTTCACTAAACTGCTCCTTTACCATTCCATTGGACGATGCCATTCATCTTCCATTTGTTTTTCTTAGCAACTGAATTAGGCACAATTGCTTTATCTTTCATGTTGCCAGATTTAACCCATATTGATTTCTTTGCTTGTTGTGCTTCTTTTTTATCTGGCACACCTTTAACTATTTTCCACATGTCACCATTGACTCTAGTCATAACGATAAATGCTTCTTCTAGTTCTTGTTTATGTTCTAAAAATGTTTTCAATCTTCAAATCCTTTGAAATTAAAAAATGCATTGGACTTACCCTGCGCACTCTCTCCACCTGTGTCGGTGAATGTTAAGTTACCAGAAAAGAAGGGACTTCCGTCTGGTGATAAAAATATAATATTCGCATTATTAGTTCCTTCGTTGTGCTTAACTGTAAGCAAGAAGTCTCCCTTTACATTATTAATCAATTCTTTCATCTTTGCACTAGTCCTTGAACTAATGACTGTTTGTTTCTTGTCGTCTTTACCTATCGCAGCATAGAAGTCATCACTTCCATCTAACCCAAGTAAGAAAAGCATTCTATTGTTGATCTCTTTCTTATGACTCATATAGTATGTATCAAAGATTTCAACTATGAGTTTAATAACTGATCGATGTGATGCTTTTGCTACTGCTCTTGCTTCTTCTTTACTCTTACCTTGTTTCATGTAATTAGGTATGATGTTTTGCAAGTCAGTTAGTTGCTGTATCTGTGAACGAGAACCAAAGTCTTTCGCAAATTGTTCTATAAAATCTGGTGTACTGCGTGCTGCTTTACCTGTATCATAGAACAAAGTTTTTAAGAACGATATGTAAGTTGAATTTGCCAAATTGATGTTGCTGGTTTTATATGACTTTAGAGATGCGTGTATCTCGTCTACAACTTGTTTCTCATTCTTCTTAGTGACTGTGATCACCAAATCTGCTTTAGTTGTTCCTTTACCACTGTCACCTGTTAATTCTATTTCAAACTCTAAGAATTTGTAATCTAATGCTGTTTGTACATCAGCAAAGATAGCATCAGCCATTGCTTTACCTGCTGCCTTTTGTCTTTTGATATCTTTGGCATCTTTAGCATTTAGTTCTCGTTTGAGTTCTGCTTCATTGTCTTTCTGTTGCTTTTCTAATGCACCTAGTTTAGTTCTCATGCCTAAAGATGCTGGCGAGTTCTCAATGTTCTTTGCTAACTCGACTGCTGTAACGATCTCAGAGAAATACCCCAGTCTAGACTTAGCATCTACACCTTCTGACATTATCTTAGGTAATGTGACAGGAATACGAACTCTTTGACCAAACTGAATTTTAGAGAATACTTTTTTAAAAATAGATTTGACTTTCTTTAGTCCTCGTTGTATAAGACCTCGTATATTGAGTTCTTCTATTTGAGTAGTATGTTCTAAAAAACTTTTCATTATATTATGATTGCCTTACAAACACGTTTCCAGATGAGTTAAAATAAAAATCTCCGACTCCTACACCACCTGATGCAGCAGCAGAGTCATTAGAAAAAGGACCAGGAATGTTAAAGTTTTGTCCCTCTATAATTTGAGTAATTGTAGTGGAGTTATCTATTGTTTGTTCAATCGTTTTCTTATCTGTTTGATCCAATCTACCTGTAAAAATGTTAAAAGTCCAAGACATTATACTGTTCTCTCAACTGTCAATAGATTGTTAGACCCATCATAAGTCATCACTATTGTGGCAACGATAGTACCACTTGAACCACCCAATCTGTAAACAACCTGTGTTAGGTTATCACTTACATCATAGGTGTTTGAGATATAGTCATATGCTGGTATCCCCATCGGATTGGCGATATAGTTTTCTTCTCCGAATTTTTTTGTTCCTGCCATGTTTTAAATACTTTTTAGTACTCCTCTGTTGTTATTATAAACTGTATATTGGCCACCATCTTTATCCACTTTGTTTGCTTTATTAGCATAGTTGATAGCATCTTTTTGCATATTGGCACCAAACACTAACTTCTCTTTTTCCTTTCTCTTTTTGTTTTGATAAGATACAACAAAGTTATTTTTTGAAAATTGTTTAGGATCCATGCTTTCGTTTGCTTGTCCTGGAGTATCTTTAGAATATACCTTTCTGATTTTATCAGTACCAAGTTCTAGATAAGAGTCATTACAATTACCATTACCAAGATTGTATTTGGGTTCTTCGTTCTTTTGTTTTTTCTTTTTAGCAATAGCAATTGCTGCCTGTTGTGCAGCATTTGCTGCTTCTGACCACCAATCTTTGAATAGTGATATAGACTCATTTTGTTGTGCTTGTCTAAACTTTTTAAGTCTTTGCATTTCTTGCTTTCTTACAGCAGGAAGTAATCTCTTAGAAAGTTTTTTGATTGCACCTTTCTTCTTTTCTAGTTTCTTGGCAAGATTAACTTTTTGTGATATTGAAAGATCAGCCATATTTAAACTACCCAGCATTCTTTTTGCTAGTCTAGTTCTTGCTGCTCTCATTGCTTTTTGCTGCAACTCACCAGCATTCTTCATTCTTCTTGCTTTAAGTTTTCTCATACGAGATCTTTTCTTAGCAGTTCTTCTAGCAATCATACCTCTCTTTATTCGTTGCTGAATAGAGAGTGCTTCGTCTATGGTGTTAAAGGGTTCAAAATCTTCGCCCATAGTAAGACCAGATAATTGCTGAACAATTACATGTAATTGAGGTGTTGGGATTGATGCCAAAACCTCAAGTTGCTTTTTTGAAAGACCTTTGACCCTAGCAAACATCTTTTTGATGTCTACTTTTTTTTGTTCTGGTAGATTATCATCTACTATGCCATAAGTTTCACAGGGTGTTTTACCACAACCACAGTTCTTTTCCTCAGTCTGTGGTCGATTTTCCCTTTCTGCTCTTTGTCTAGCAGTTTCTTTGTCTTTAAGCATATCCAGTCTTTTCTTAGAATCTGCTCTTGCCTTTGCTATCTTATCTTTTTGCATTTCTGCAGATTTTCTCATATTAGCAAGGTTGCGTTCTCTTTCTCTTTTGACTCGTTCTTTATGTGCTTTTTCTTTTGGATCTTCTTCTGCTTCTTCTGGTACACAGTTGGGAACCATCTTGTCCCCTTTCTTTTTCATACCTTCTTTTTTGTATCCATTCCAGCAATCTTCATTGAACTGAGAGAAAGTCTTTTTGGGTTCGACATGATCTCTTAAATCTTTATCTGCTGTGTTGTATGTTTTACCTTTAGTGATGTAAGAATTTACTCTAGCAAATGCCCATTGTTGTGGTGTAGTTCCAGGTCTATGCCCTGTTTTCCATGCTGCCATACCTCTATCATACACTTTCTTCAATGTACCATAAGATATTCCAGACTCTTGTGCTTTCTTAACTAATCCTGCTATCTTTGCCATAATTAATCCCTCTGCTCTTTATCTTTTAAACGATCAATCTGATCTCTATATCTAGATCGCATTCTTTGTAATTGATCTTTATTACGATCTCTTTGTGCTTTAATTCTTGCTCTCTCAGCATCATCTAACACTTCACCAAACATTTGCTTGAACTTTTTAGTGTATTTTGATGGTTTAGTTTTTGCGTCTTTATCTCCAGGTGCTGGTGTATATGATTTTGGATCATCATCGGGTTTATCTGCACCTTTCGCAAAATGCTTTGCTCTTGATTCTTTTTCTTTCTTATCTTTAATACCTGAATAGTATTTTGCTGGTTGGTCACCTTTGACAGAGGGTACTGCGTCTTCAACTATTTCTCCAAGTGCTTTAGTTGTTAACCAAACTCTGGCACCTTCTAATTTGGTGACTGCTTTGAGTAAGTTTTCTTTGCTGTCTATGGCAACAACTTTTCTATCTTGGATAATAGCATAATGAGGGTTCTTAGATCCTACTGCATCTTCACCCACTTTGATAGTCTTAACTTCTTGTACTTCTTCGGATACTTTCTTATATCCCATTTGAGTATAGGTTCTTAATTCATAGGAGTTGATATATCTCACTGTCCCTTTCTTATTCATAACTTTGATCTTTTTTCCACCTTCGTAAAGATCTTTGTAGATGTAGTCTGGTAAATCCATTCCTTCCTCTCTTATGCCCATTTTAGATCGGACACTGTAGTATAATTTTTTGATGTCTGCTTCTTTTGCAGTACTTGGTACTGCTTTTTTGAATTCCTCATAGTCCCCATCGCTGGCAATTTGTCTTGCTTTACTTGCTGACATACCAGATGCACCTTCTGCGTCTGGATCTCTTTCACCTGCACTGATCACATTAATACTTTCAAAATCATATCTGCCATGTCTTGCTGTTTTACCATTGTACATGTTTAGAAGTTTTTTGAATTCAGCGACTCTATCGCTTCCTACAATCATTGAGATGTCAGTGTATCCTTGATCATTTAACTGTACAAGAATGTCAAACACATTTCTAACTGGATTGGTTGGAAATTTAACTTGGCGTCCAAAGAACTTCTTAAGATACATCATCTTAATCTTGTAATCTAAAGGGTTCTTTTTGGAGTCTTGTGACTTGGATGAATAGACTAGAGGGTCTGCTCCAAGTGTTCTTGCTTTGGCTGATATTTTTTGTATGAGTTTCTCGTGCCCACTCGTAGGAGGGTTAAACCTACCAAAAGTGAATACTGCACTCTTGGATTTTGCTTCCGTAATATCGCCAATAGTCTTCATGGTAAGACTATTTATATCTTTTTGAGGTCTATTCTGAGGATTTATTTTGACTTGCGGATAATGGGTCTAAAAGGACTTTTTCTCTACGAGTTAAATTGGTATGCTTTTCTTCTTCTACTTCTTCGTCAGATTCAGTTTCATCAAGATCGTTCATATTATTCATTAGGTGTAAAAGAGGTGTTGGTGCTGGTTGTCCTAAGAACTTCCACTCATTACATTTAATGTGCACACACTCTTCCCATAATATGCCCTCAACATCTTCTAAGAAATCAGGTAAATTGTTTATTGCTTCAAAGAATCCATTGTAGATCATATTCTCTGTAGGGTTCTCAGAAAAATCTCTCTTAGCATCTATGTCATCAACGATACCTAATTCTCTTAATTGTTTAGTGTTTTCTATCATTACTGATGATTTTAATTCTGCATCATTGGTAGTGTCAAAACTTACTAAGTTATGTACATAGTCATATATAGATTTACCTTCATAGAGGTCTCTACTTAATAACCAACAATGTGAAGATTGCTGACCATGTTGTACAGGTAATATCAATCTATCTAAAAATCCATTCCAGAAATGCTGTATCAATGCAGAGAACATGTTTGTAATTCTATGTGTTCTTTCTACAAGATCAACTTTTTCATCAGCACATATGTTGTGCATCATTGTAACAGCAGAATTATCTAATTCAGTAAAAAGACCTGAGAAAAAGCGACTCACAGGATGTCTAACAAAAAGATACGATGTATAATCTTCGTATCCTAGTATTTCAACTAGTGGTTTCTGTATATTATCATGCCAAGATACAGGTTTGTCACCCCATATTCTGTCATAGTAAGGGCATACAGAGTAATCTTCACCTGCTGGGTGATCTCCCTCTATATCATCCTTACTTATTCGTTCAAATCCATTATCTAACAATATATTGTAAATTGTTGAATGTCCACTCTTAACTGGAGTGTAACATACAATTTCCTTTTCATGGTTAACCCATGTTGGGATATCTTCCCATATCACTTTATTCTTCATTATTTGTCCCAGTCCTTCCTTGCTGTAAAATTGTTAAATGAAAATTCTAAACGATCAACAAGTTTGACCGCAGATCCTTTTCTATCTATAGCAACATATCCTTCAGGTTCTGTGACCTTATAACCATTTGGTGTTCTAAGGAATGTTCCAATAGATTTCAATTTATTTAGGTGCTTTATTATAGCATCCTTTCCGTCTACCATATGCTTTTGAAATACTGCTATGGCATCTATAGTTCCTCTTAGGTATTTAAGATCTCTAATCAAATCTTTACCTATCTGTTCTTTGATTGCTCTGGTCTTTTCAGTTTTAAGTGGAGCCACTACCTTTTCTGCCCAATATTTCTCCACATAGTTTATGTATTCTTGAGCAGTTGGATTGAATCGTCTTTCTCTAACGATGCTATTGACATAGGTTTTATATGATCCACCACTCGCACCTTTTGCTGTAACAGTGTTTTGTATTTTTAAGAAGTTGTTAATGTCTTTTGCTTTGATTTTCTTAAATGCTTTACCAGCATTAGATAGAGCATTACGAACTTGTAATGATAGTTTGGCAGGCATAGTTGAACTACCACTCACATCTTTGTAAGTAGCATCTTGTGCCCATACATATTTTGATTTTTTGAATTGAGTTATGTTCACTCCAAAACTAGCAGACATATTCTCTAACTCACTGCCTGTGTATTTGGTATGCCATACGATACCTACTTTTGCTGCTTTGATTTCTCTACCTACATCAGAATCGACTGGTACAGAATATGTGATCGTATTAGGAGTGAATGTGAAAGATTTAACACCATCCATATTCTGCACACTTATGTCGTCGGTGAACAATAAGTCACCTTGATAGATAGCACCTTTAGGCATAGTATCTTTGAGATACATAAAAGATGCTACAAACTTTTTCTTTAATCCGTCTGATAAGTCAGTTGCTGAGTTTATCTCGGGAACACTTCTGTAGAATTTAGGATTAGCATTAAATAAACTTTTCTTTGCTATGATGAACTCACCTGTTTCAGGATGTGTTCCTGCAAAGATAGCAGGTGCTCCATCCCATTTAACAGTCATGTTGTATGATCCTTTAGTATGACCATTCAACATTTTATGTAGTTCGATCAGGAACAATATAGAACCTCTGGCACCTACAAAACCAGTGTTCAGTATTTCATCTTCTAGATGTTCAAGGTGGAGATTCTTTGCCATAAGACTATTTATTTCCTTATGGTGTTTGAACTTAGTTGTTTCTCAATCTTAGTTATCTGAGCAACTAGTTTCTTAGTCTCCTTTGTATCACCTGTTTTCTTAAGCAGAATGAGTTGCTTCTTGAGGGCAACTTTCTCTTGTAACAATTCTAAAAGTTTTTTCGGTCGTATTGTACCCATTATCATATAATACTAAAAATTAGATAGTGTCGTAAAGTGGTTTTTCTAAAAGTTTTGCTTTGTATTCATATTGCTGTGGGCAACTGAACTTTAGATAATCAATCACTCCTATTTCTTTAAAGACTTCCATTGTAGTTTCTTGTATCATCTTATCAGTTTCATTAGCAACTTTATCAGGAACCTCTATATCCCTATCTGTAAAGAATTTTGCTAATTGATTTATGGGTATAGTGTAATCAACTTCCTCAATGATACTGTTAGCAACATCAGGAAATACATGAGCATAAAAGACTGACATAAAGGTGCCATTACTTCGAATCATTTTGTTCATCCATCTATCTATCATTTGCTTTGGTCCACCTGCTAATTCCACAAACCCTTTTAACATTTCGCTGTATTCAGATTTGGTTTGAGTCTCATCTACTATGAAACTAGAAAGTCCTGTTCTCATTTCATAACAGAAACCAGATACAAAACTTTTTTCCACATCTCTCGTTGTTATGAATTTAGTGTAGTCTTTATATCTAGAATGAAACACCTGCAGTTTCTTAAATGCTAATGTCTCGTCTACACCTTTAGCATTTATTTCTCTTCTACCATAAATCCAGGTCCCTTGATCTTTTAAAACATTAGTAACATAAGATGTACCATGCTTGAAATGAATTATGAGTATTTCTTTTCTGAAATGATTGATATAATAATCAATCATGATATCTGATCCTGGAATGGTAATATTACCCATTACTGTAATCAAACTCCTGGAATTTACTAAAGTTCTTGCCACCTGCTCTGGTTTGATCAAAGACTGGTCCATTGTCAATTAGTTCTTCTTGTGCTTGTTGTTCACAATCATAAAGTTTCATTCTACTTCTATCCACACCTACTACAAATCTTTTGTTCATGGTTGGATCATTGTATCTGTTCTTCAATTGTTTTATTAACATTTGATCTAACTGCTCTAATTCTTCACTACTAATTAAAGCAAACATGAAGTCAGCAGTTGCTGGTAACCCAAAGGACTCAGAAGTATCTGTAAGATCAATATCTGTATTAGCATAACCACCTCTTGTAGTTTGAGTAGCACTTAACACAGGCACATCAAACTCTACTGCCAATCCTCTAAGTTCTTCAGCAATACTCTTCACCAGAGTGTAAGAGTTAACATTAGATCCTGGTCTTACTCTAAAAGAAGTACATATGTTCAAATAGTCAATTACTATAAGATCTGGTTTGTAATCCTTCTTAAGATTAAGTTCCTGAAGCAAATGTCTGAAGTGACCAACATGAGCACCTGCTGTAGGATATTCTTTGATGATAAGTTTTCCTTTGGTTTTTTCTCTCAACCTTTCAATCTTCTTATCATACATTGTTTTAGGCAACTCTGTAAGTTCTCTAATAGGAATGTTCAATAGATTAGCATCTATTCTTTCAGCAATCCTTTCTTCTGCCATCTCCATAGTAATGTACAAAACATTCTTACCCATCATCAAGCAGTTTGCTGCGACATGTCCCATAAACAAAGTTTTACCAACACCTGTACCTGCCAATGCTATATTTAAAGTCTTGTTTGGCAGACCACCTTTGGTAATCTTGTTGAAGTAATCTAAATCAAATGGAAGTTTGGTTTCTTCAGTATGATAGAATTCATATCTCCTATCACTGTCCATCAAAAAGTCATGACCAATGTTGGTGTCAAAAGATACAGACAATGCTTCTTTGAGTAAGTCTGGTATTTCTCCTTGCGATCTTTTACCTTTCTCATCTAAGATTTCAATACTGTCCATAACAGCATTGTAGATAGCACGATCTTTACACCATTTCTCAGTTTGTTCAACTAACCATTCGAGAGGTGTATCATCGTTGTCTTTGTAAAGTTTGTCAAGAATGACTTTGGTTAATTTGAAATCTGCATCATTCATGGATGCACTATCAAGTTCTATGCCCAATGCTTCTACTGTAGGAATGGTATTGTACTTGGTGAAGTACTCTTTGATTTGCTCGTAGACATACCTTTCGTCTCTTTCTGCGAAGTATTCATCTTGAATGAATGGTAAAACTTTACGAGCAAAGACATCCTCTTTGACTAAGTTTTTTAGTATTACAAACTCTAATCTTTTATCTGACATCTATTTCTTTGCGTTTTTCTTTCTGATTGTATATGCTTCATTCGTGTACTTGGTACGAGGATCATCAGCGATGTATCTGCCCTTGCTATCTCTAGCACGGATTCTCTCATAACCAGACATGAAGAAGTTTTTAAGACTTGTCAGTATATTCTTCATCAGTTATTTCTCCTGTTTCTTTATCAAATTCAACTGCTCCACCATACTTAAACTCTTTGCCAGCAGCATCTTCTAGTTGCTGCATGATCTCTGGAGTAAAGTATTTCTCAGGGTTGTTGTTAATTGTTTTACCAAATTGTGTAGTACCATCTGGCAATTCTATTCTGGTGGATTTCTGTTTAAACACACCATACTTCAATCCTAATTCAAGTAAACCATAGTATCTATCTAGACCACTATCATACATTAGTTTAGTATCTACGATTTTGTTTTCAATAGTCAACCTCGACTTAGCATTCTTACAATGGATGATATTACCAATAACATCTTTACCATCTTTTTCTTTTCTCTTTGATAAGAATATTATAGAACTCGCAGCATACTTAAGACCTGATCCACCACCCATCTCTTTAGTTGGGAACAATGAACCAATACTGTCATATGTATGGTTTGTCACTATCATAGGAACTTTTGCTCGACCTAGTTTCAAAGTAAGAACTCTGAAAGTACCTTTGAGTATTTGTGCTCTGGTCATATCTCTTGTTTCTTTACCCTCAGCAGTATCTTCAATCTCTTTAGTTGTAGATAACATACCAAGTGAATCCAAGACAAACATCATCTTGGGTCTTTTACTTTCATCTGTTTCTAGATAACGATCAATGACTTTGATCGTTTGAGTTCGGAACTCTTGTGCTGTTACAACTGGAACGATAACGATACGATTGGGATCAATACCTCGTTCTTCAATCATTTGAGTAGTAATCGCTGACTCTGACTCAAAGTACATAACTGCTGCATCTGGATTATCCTCTAGGAATCTTTTACAAATACCTAAAGCAAAGAAAGTCTTACCTGTAGCAGACTCACCAGCAATCGCAGTTATTTTATTTTCGGGAAGTCCACCATACAGTGAACCTGATAAAAGGGCATTAAAAATGTAAGAACCAGTGTCGACAAATCCGTCAACATCACCTGCTTCTATGCCATCTGATACAACATTGGCATACTCATTCCCTGTCGCCTTTACTAGATCTTTTAGAAAACTCATTCACTTCTCCATTACATAAATTTTGATCATACTTAATATGCTCTTCCATCATAGTTTTGATCTGAGATATCTGATGCTCCATATATAGAAGTAATGCAGTTATCGCTGAACAGAACCCAAAAAAGATTATATCTATTAAGTTATGATCCATAGTTATATTCTAATCTATAATACCCTTTTCGTAAAGGTACTTTCGATTAGTTTCATGTAAATCTTTTATGTCGTCTTTTGACTGTCCATGATATGGTACTGCCATACGATTTTCAATCAATAATTGACATACTGATTTCCATGTTTTGTTAGTTTCATTAAAGATATGAATGTCACCTATGATACGACCAAACTTACCTTTGGAATCGTATTTCTCAGTGACCAACTTGTATGTTTTTCCTTTTGCAAGTCTCTCTTTAAGAAATTGTTTTGATAGTAATCCGAACTTCTTTTCTTCAAGATCGCGTGTTCTACTCTCAGGTGTATCTATACCTGCAAGTCTAACCCTTTCGTCTTTTAAAAGGATGTCGAATCCTAAATCGATGTCAATATCTACTGTATCACCATCAACCACTTTTAAAATTTTAGCATTATATTCGTACATAATTATTCCTCAATACAATTATTTAGGCAAAGAAACTATCTAAACTAGCAGTTGGTTCTACATTCCAATCTATAGTGTCTAGTATTGCCTGTAGAGGTTCTACAAAAGACTTTTGAAACTGTATTTCATAATCAACATACTTGTGTAAATCAAATTCTTTGGGCAAGAAATCAATGAAAGCAATTACATTTTCATTAATAGTGTTAGGAAGTTTTAGATAACAGAACTTGATCTTCTCACCATTTTTTATCAAACTGTATCTCATATCTAATCCTTTTTTGTTTAGATAATGATTGTACAACAAAGAACCTCTTACATGAATCGGTGTACTCTTTGTGTAAATGTTAGCATTGTCTTTATACTGCATCAATCCCTTAACACCTCTTGGGAATGCTACTTCTTCAGGTGGTAACTCTCTAAACAATGTTCTACTTTCTTCTACAAAGTTATGTATTGCCATTTCGTCACCTTGCATGACCACCTTCAATCCTTGTTCCAATCTTCTTCTTACCCATAATGGTGTTGACGACTTTGCTGTTTCTATACCCATCATCTTCAACTTAGGTTGAGCAAGTCGAACTCCTTCGTCATCAAGTACATTCAGAATGTATCTTTTCTTTGCAGTCCAGATACCTTTGTCTGCTATCACTTCTCTTGCCATCTGCATCTTTTGATCATAAGCATTTACATAGTCAGCAAGTTCTTGATAAGACTGATCAATAAAAGGTTCTATCTTTTCTTTAGCAATCTGATCTAAAAATTGTAATGGGTTCTTAGGATTCACTTTCTGTATCAATTCATCAAACCTTACATACACTGAATCCGTATCCATTGCGATAACATAATCGTCATCAGTTTTAAGTAGATTGTTCAACCATTCGTTAATCTTCTTCTCAATCCATTGTATAGATAACTGCCCTGCTGTAGTAATACCCTCTGCGATTCTAAGGTTAAAGAAAGCAAAGTATTGATTTGCGAGAGCACCATATGCTGAGTTAAGAGAAATCTTTCTCACCATCTGATTGTTATGACATATTGTTATAATGGATTGCAGTTCTTCTTTCTTCTTAGGATCAGTTTCTACTTGTAGTTTCTTTGATGCTTCAATCATCCTACCTTTCCATAACTTCCTTTCATCGTAGAACTGTTCCATTAACTCTGGTAAGAATCCTTGTTTCTTCTTACTAAACACTGCACCATTAGGTACAACTGTCACATCTTTGCGTTTAATATATGTGGAATCATATTGCTCATTAAGTAGTTTCTTAACAGTTACATCTTCATGATTATCGGTAAGAGTCTCTGGTGACATATTGTACTGCATAATCAAATGAGGATACAGTGAGTTTAAGTCAAAGGAAAGTACCCAATTGTGCCCACCTACTTGTGGGTCTTTAACATACGCACCAATGATTGGTCCTTTCTTATCGTTGCCAGTCTTTAAAGCAGGTGGTGGTGTTTGTATATTCCTATCTCTTAGGAAGTTATAAATGATTGTTTCCCAGTATCTAACTTGACCAAAGGTATCGCCATAATTACACTTGGCAGTATAAGTCATAGCAAAGATTAGATTAATAAGACCAAGTTTCTTATCAAGTCTTTCTACCAAGTCAACATCTTTAATGTTATACTCTAGGAACTTGATGTAGTCTTGCTTGTATAGTAAGTGTAGGGATGATTGTTCATAATCTAATTTACCCTCACCAAGTTCTACCTGAGCAATGTTATCTAAACGATAAGATTCTTGATTAGTGTAGGTGAACTTCTTATAGATTTGTAGATAATCTAGAATTGTGATACCATGTAGTTTCCAAGATTGCTGAACATTAGTACCACCCATGAAGTTCCACTCTCTGGTATTAGATAATCCCCATGGTGATAGTTTCCTATGTTCACCCTCACCAAACAGTTTGTCAATACGATTACATAGATAGGCAATGTCAAAGGTTTCAACATTCCAACCTGTAATACAATCAGGTGATAGTTCTCGCCAAACTTTGATGAACTTAGTTAGAAGTTCTTTTTCAGATTGGCAGGGATAGTAGTGTATGTTTCTTTGATGATCCCATTCGCCAAATCCAAATACATGAGCAGGTTTACCAAATGGTTTCAATGTGATAGCATTGACTCTTTCGTTTGCTAGTGTTGGTTCAGGGAATCCCTCTTCACACTCACACTCAATGTCAAGAGTACAAACTCGAATGTGATTGGGGTCGTACTCTATGTCACCTTTGAATGTGTCAGCGATATAGGTATATGCCCAACGATCAAATCCGTGTACTTCAAATGAATCTACACCAGAGTATTTTTCACGGAATCTTCGAGCACCTCCCATACTATCGAGGTGTATTGGTTCGAGATTTCTTCCGTCTAGTGTTTTGTAAGGTGAGTCGTCTTTTTTAGATAAGACATATAGAGTGGGTTTGTAAGGGAGTTTTGCCTTTACTTGCTTTCCTCCCTTATAACCTCTAACAAGAATTAAGTCACGAGTGGTATGTACATGCGTATAAAAATCCATCAAGTATATTGTACTACAATAACCTCCTGTTGTAAAGGGGGTTTTAGAACCTTTCTATCTCTTCGAGCAAATCCCTGTAATGGGCAATCTGCGCAAGTTCTTTTTCGATAGTTTCCATCAGATCAGGATGTTCTGCCACCCCAACTGAGTTATGTAAAAGATTCTCTACATTTACTTGATGTTTTTTAATGTGTCCTTCAAAATGCAGTTTACCTGCTTCTATTATCGCATCTTTCATACTTATCGGCATAATATTATAATCCTAGTTCTTTTCTTTTTTCTTCAGGGATTTCGTCTGGCGATTTCTCAACAAATACAGGATTTCTTGGGTCGCTTTCGAGAAAGTCTAAGAAACCTGTACTAGCAAAGTACTCGTCTCCTTCTTCGATTGCTTTACCAACTGCAACAACTCTATCTCTGAGTCTAGTTGCTCTTGGTCCAACTTGAGTTGCCCATTTAGAATCCATCATTTGAACTGCCATTTCTGCATAGTCACCTTTCTCTAATGCTGCTAACATTTTTTTGAAACCAGATAATCTAGTTTGTCCCATGTTAAACATCATGTTGAGTAGTATATGTTGGATTTCTCCTGGGAATGCATGGAAGACTTCTTCGCCCCACATGTGCTTACATTCTTCATGATGCTCATGTAAGTCGACAAGTAGTAACTCTTCAACTTGTTCATCAGTGATTGTATCACCAACTTCAAGTTTTTCTAATCCACCATCAACTTCCTTGATCAAGTGACCAACACCAACAGTTTTAAGTCCTAAAGAATCTAGATATACATCGTTCTTGACACCTTCGTCAAATTTAATTTGTTCAACAAATTGTTCGTCTCTTCTCATTTTAATAGTTCTCCAGAAAAGTATTTTTTTAGCATGTCTGTAAAAGACAGCCATGGTTCGTATAACAGTACAACTTCGCATCCCTTATCTTCCCTCATAGTCTTAACTCCATGTGGTAGCATAAAGTTGCATATATGTGCTGTACTACTATTTATTGTAATTGTATTTTCATAACTTCTTAAATTTTTAAGAGGTATGATCCCTAAATGCTCACCATATATATCCCATTGTGGTATTGAAACTTCATAACACAAATCCAAAGGATAGTCTGGATCAGTAGCATATGTGATTGCTGATGCTCTCATAGGCATATCAAGATGTAACAGATAAGGTGTATTTGCTTTCATCTTTAGATATGAGAGTATGGGTCTATGTAGATTAAAGTTATCTAAGACCCATGGATGATCTACTATTCTAGTATGTAGAATATCAGCAGAGTCACCATCTGGCACTTTATTCCTAAGATCTTGTACCACATGTTCAGGCAGAGTTCTAAACTCTGGTTCTTCTATGGGAGTTGCCATCCCACCTATGGTTAGAGGTAATTGCTGATCCTCTATACCATATTCTTTTATCAGTTGCTGTTGTACATCGATGATGACATTTTGATATACATCTTCACTTGTCACCTTCGTTGGTTTGATTTTGTTGTTCATTTTTAACTTGATTAAGTATGATTTCTACGAGTATGTCACCCATTAATGCTTGGAGTTCCATGTTTTTATACAACTCTTCAATATCATGATCAGCAGGATGTCTTATAGTTCTTTCAAATTGTAGTTCTCGTTCTCCTTCTACAAATGAAACTCTGCCATATTGATATACGATTCCTTTGTATTTATCAATATTGATTCTTATGGCAGCATCATCTTCATTTGGATTTTCTACAATAGTATAGACACCATCATCAAATAAAGGATTCTCACCTTTCTTATAAAATAGTTTATTGTGATTTAGCATCACATCTTTAGTTTCGCTCATAATATTCCCTTACTAAGTTATCATCAAAACTTGCTCTCCAGCAAATTCTTCTTTTATCACCCTTTCTATTTATCACCCTATGATTTGTCATTAATTGATTCCATATAACAACATCACCTGTTTGATAAACATGCTTATAATCTATCATAGGATTCGATGCTTCGTTGCGTAATTTTTGACATACCTCTAACACTGTTGGATCCTCTTGTCTATCAATGTATCCTGGATTGAATGAATAATACTTCATTCCACAGAACTCTTGTACTAAAGGATGATCATGTTTGTCTGTTGCTCGTACAACATGATCTTGTCCATCGGTAGCATTAACGACCATCTTGAAATAAGTAAACATTTTACCCTCTGCCTCTTCTTTATAAGAACTGTATTTATAAAGAGCAGCAAGATTTTTGAATTCAGTATTAGGATGTGGGTTACCATCCACTCTTTCACAAGTTATGATACTGAATCTGGGTGGATCTGCATAACAAAGATTATCGTTATGCCATGCTGAAATGTAAGGTCCATTGTGGAGGTAATCTTTATCTTCATTATCTAAAGGGAATACATTGAACTTGGAGAAGTTATCTTTCTTCTTGCTCTGTCCTAATCCAATTTGCAAATCATCATTACGAAATCTTCCCAGTTTCTGTACAAATTCAAATGTCCATTCTCTTGTTACAGTTTCTTTATGACCTCTAATGATCACAATGGGTGCTTTTGTTAAACCAAACCATATGTCTTTTAAATCTAAAGAATTAGTTTCAAAGTAATGGTTGGGAAAATGTAAAGGTATCATCCAAACAAGTCATAGTATGCAAGATACACAAAGTATCCTAAGAACACTAATACTCCCAGAAGGAAAAGGTGTAATACTATTGTAAAGACACCCATCACTATGTTGTCTAGTATTTCACCTAAAAATTTAAACATCTTCTTGTTTGCCTGTTAAGGATCTATATGCATTGTCCTTCCATTCTTGGAGCCAATCATCAAATTCTTCATCGTCAGAGGTATTGTATTCTGTATCGCCATTGTTTCTTATTTCACAAACCTCATCCCAAGACATTTCATCGTAATCCACGATGTCGTCTCTTTCTGTAACCATAACACCTGTGAAATTATAAAACTCATCATCATAATAATTGACGATCTTTATGTCTTCGTCAAACTTCTGCAAATGTTTAGCAATAAAATTGCAAAACACATCACATACTGACCATGCTGAAGTCACACAAATATAAGATTCTTCTAGATCAGTAATGTGTGCCCATTTAGCACCTATGTTGTCGATGTACCAATCATAAGACTTATCTTCATCGTATTCTGGCATGTTTAATTCTTTAGCAAAATGCTCTGGATAATGTTCTAACCATCTATCAGTTATAGGATAAGATTCTTTTATTGAATCGACGATTCTTACCCACTCATTTATAGCAGAATCATTACCCTCAATGCTTATATATTGATAGACATGATTTGCCATTAGGAATTAGTTCCTTCTACATAATTGAGTACAGTGATAGGATCTGATACAACATAAGAATCATCATCAGCATTGTCTCTTTGATTAGGTTCTATGAAAGATTTTTCAACGACCATATCATTAATGACCATAGCATATCTCCAAGATCTCATACCAAAACCAATGTTTGACTTATCAACTAAAGCACCCATCAATCTAGTAAATTGACCTGTGCCATCTGGTAATGCTTTGACTTTTTCCACACCTTGTGCATCAAACCAAGCATTCATAACAAATGCATCGTTAACACTTAAGCAATAGATTTCGTCAATACCATTCTCAATGAACTTGGAATAGTTTTCTTCATATCCTGGAAGTTGCTTTGATGAACATGTAGGAGTAAATGCTCCTGGAAGTGAGAATAGAAGTACTCTCTTACCACCAAACATTTCAACTGTTTCTCGTTTTACAAACTCACCCAATTCTCTAAATGTAAATTTAACATTGGGTACAAAATTCTTTAATTCAAATTCTGACATTAGTCTGTCCTCATAATAACACTTGGATCTTTAGCAGAGAATACCTCTTTTAAAAATCTCATCACTTTAGTTTGTCTATCGAATACAAAGTTTCTAAACTCATCCATGTATTCAACCTGTACTATAAATCCATTTTGGACTTGTTCTACTTCAATTTTCATAATATATATTTCCTCCAATTATGATTGGCACCCTGTAGGAGAATCGAACTCCTGTTGCATGGATGAAAACCATGTGTCCTAACCACTAGACGAACAGGGCATGGCGATCCAGAAGGGACTCGAACCCTCAACTTCTGCCGTGACAGGGCAGTGCTCTAACCAATTGAACTACTGGACCAAAGTGGTGGAGTGAGAGGGACTCGAACCCTCGACCTCTTCCGTGCAAGGGAAGCATTCTCCCAACTGAACTACCACCCCACATTGGTGCTGGAGATAGGACTTGAACCTACAACCTGATGATTACAAATCAACTGCTCTACCAATTGAGCCACTCCAGCATTCATTTGAATTTCCGATACTTAAACAAAATGATGCGTGCCCTCCACATGTAGTAGAGTGCTCGCATCTTTTGAATTAACTTCCGAATCATCATACAGTATATATTGTACTGTATTTAGTCGGTGCTGTAAAGGTGATTTTACTCAGAAAGTAAAGTTTTTTTCGCTTTCTTTGCGATTTTCCCACCAATATCAAAGATTTTTGGTTTCTTTTCTTCTGGTATAATGCGTTCTAGATCAATGAGTAAGATACCATTGACCAAGTCAACATTAACTACTTCCACATCTTCAGCAAGGGCAAATGATCTTTTAAAGAAACGAGTTGCTATTCCTTTATGTAGGAATGACTCATCGTCTTCTTTATCTCTGCTTCCTTCAATGAACAGAGTCTGTTCTTTGAGTTCTACTTTGAGATCATCCTTACCAAAACCAGCGACTGCTATTTCAATTGTGAAATGTTCATCATCTGTTTTGCGGATGTTGTAGGGTGGGTATGATGTAGAGGAATTTGCTTGAGATGCAATCTCTAATCTGTTGAATAAGGAATCTAGACCGATTCCGTACATAAGGTTTGATGTATTAAATGTTACCATCGTTTTTCTCCTTTTTAGCAAGTTTTAATTTGGCACCCATAATGGCATGCCACCAAGTTGAGAATCTACTGATCCTCAAAACTATTTAGTCGCTTTCTCTCTTGAAAGTTCTAATTGTCTTAACTTTATTTCCCAAAGATTTTTAAATTCTATATCTGTTGCTTTTTCGATTGCTCTGGTCAATGCTTCTTTTCTTTGCATAAAATTGTACTCTCTTACAACAGCATTCATAATAGAATTATTGATCATCGTCCTTGACCTCTATATCTGCCCTGTGCTCTTTTCTTATGCTTATTCAAAGTAGATGTTGCTTGTCGCACTTGTCTACCTCTGCCTGGAGTTCCTTGACTTGTTTTCTTACGAGTCACAGGAGTATGTTTAGTCAATCTAAATTTTGCTGCCATAATAATTCCTATTTTGTAGTTGCTTCCCAGATGCCTTCCCAATCGCTTGGGTTAGATTGTTTCATCTTTTTACATCTTGATACCATTATTTTACTATAATCTTCAAGTGGTGAAAAGGTGATTTTAGAATATATGTTGATAGATTTATCCCACTCTCCTTTTACATAAGCATCCCAAGCATCTTCTATATCCCTAACAGTATGGTTGTACACAGGAATATCAAATACAGTGTAGATGTTAACAGGTTCTTTCTTACCCTTAACAATCAATTTGTCAAGCAGAATCCAAGTTAGATGATCATCATCTATGCCTTGCTTGGTGTTTTCTGATACAACCAATTCTACACCATAACTTTTTGATTGTCCTTCTAATCTTGCTCCCAAGTTTACAGGATCTCCAAGTACTGAGTAATCAAATCTTTGATCAGAACCCATGTTTCCTACAACTGCCTCTCCTGTGTTAATCCCTATACCTATGTTGATGGGCAGTAATCCTTCTTCAGTAAGTTCTTTATTCAAATCTTTCAAATCGTTTAGCATATAAAGTGCAGAGTACACTGCTTTATGTTCTTGGTTCTCTATATCTAAGGGTGCATTCCAAACTGCCATTATACAGTCACCCATGTATTTGTCGATCATACCATCTTTCTTTATAATGATATCCGTCATGGGTGTAAGGAATCTATTTATAAGTTTCGTTAATCCTTGTGGGTCGGTTTTATATTGTTCACTTATGGGAGTAAATCCTCTAATGTCACAGAACAGATAAGTCATTTGTTTGGTCTCACCACCCAACTGTAGCATCTCAGGATTCTTTTGTAGTTGTTTAACTAACTTGGGTGATAAATATGTACTGAACTGCTTTGAAATCTGTTGTCTTAATCTAAACTGACGATAGAAGTTATTAAATGATGCTTGAGTAAATATAACCCATAACGACAAGAGAGGAAAACTTGCGTCGATCAAAACTTTATAAGAATCATAACTATAAACAGATAAAGCATAACTCCCGAGAGTTAAAGAAGCAACCAAAGGTATTTGAACAACCAGAGGACTTCGATATACTATCAATACCAACAATAGACCAAGCACCAGACTGGAAATTATTTCTGCGAGCAGTACTAGCGATGGACGACTAATTACAGTCCCATCTAGCATTGTTTGTAATATGTTTGCTTGAATCTCGTGAGGGAGTTTTGCTCCATATGGAGTATTCACTTGAGGCACGATGCCTTCTGCGGATACACCCATGATCACTGCTTTGCCTGATAAATCGGGCAGGGTATCTTTACCCAATTCATAACTGTCAAAGTGATACTTGTAATCTACATACAATCTACCATTTTGATCAGTAACTATTTTATCGTATGGTGGTATTCTAAATGCTTCTATGCCTAACTCATTTACAAAGACCTGATAGGATTGTTCTCCTGTTAAATTACGCACCATCTCTAAAGCAAACGATGGATAGATCTTATCATTTACATTGATAGAAACTGGAACTTGCCTTACTTTACCATCCACATCATTTGGTGCTACTGCTACTCCCACACCAAAAGCAACATCTTCTAGTATGTCAATGTTGGTTACAATTCCTGGATAGTTGTATAGATAAGGTAAAGCATCACCACCGATAGTACCTGTACCGACATGAGGTGCTTTACTGTCTAAACCTTTGATAGATGGTAGTTGTGAAAGTACGACTCCACCATATGGGAGTACTTGAGATAGAAACTCATCATCGGAAGCATTTGATGGATTAGCAAATGTAGTATTAATTCCTAGTACGAACCCACCCTGATTGAATACATCTATAATGTAATTACCCAAAATAGATCTATTGATAGGATAACCTGTATTCTGAAGAGTTGTTTCACCAAGTTCTATGAGAACCACCTGATCACTATGTACAGGTTCAGTTTTCATAATCCAATCAAACCAATTAAGTCTGAGAGTTTCTACTGGAACAGGATCAGATATTCTTAGAGATGTTAATCCTGCTATAACTACTAAGCACATCCACCAAGATGTTAAGAACTTGGCAAATTTACTCATATCAGTATTTATTAGAATTAGAACTCTTATATATATTATTACGACTTCGTTACTATTAAGTTACGATTTCGTTACGAAAGGGGGGAAGCATGAAAAGAAATTTTATATTGTATGGTGCCCTCAAAGCATATAAGAAAATCGATAAGGTTTTAAAGCAACAACGACTCCATAAAGTATGGAATCGAATATTGAAAGAATCTTAGAACTTGTATTTGAGTTCTACACCATATTGGTCACGAAGGTGGTGATCGTTCCAGATTACCACTGACCATTGAAATCTATTTATCCATCTTAATGTGCTAGTTCTATCAACAGTATCTAAATTATTCACCATCAAGAATAGTACAGGAAGCATAGTTCCTTTGAGTAAATAGATCTTTTCTTCGCTTGGTCTTTTCCCTATTAAGGGATTCATTTCAAATACCTCACATTCATCATACTCCTGACAATTAGTCATTTGTACAGTTTGGTATACATCTACAGCATTCGCAAGTAAGTATGAAGTTGCTAATTTTTTTTGTTTTTTAGTCCATTCTTTATTCTCCACATAGTAGTTATCTAGATAACCATCTTCTATGGGCATTTTGTAAGAAAGAATGACTTGTTCAATATCAGATAGATGATATTGTTCTGAGATAAGTATCTCTTGGGAATATAGGATTGATGGGACTAAGGCAAGGCAAAGCATTGCCAGTGCCCTAGTCATCACAATCCTCTGGATTTTGGGAACAATAAAGTTTAACTGCTCTAATCATAAAGAACATTTCACCTTGAGTTAAATCTCCATCACCTTTGCCTGAATTAGACTTTTGTGGTGAGGAGGACTTTACTTTCCCTCTTCTTTTTTAGGGTTTTGTAGTTCGTCAGTTTGTCTATCAACTTCTTCTACTACTGTATCAACAACTCCGCCAACTGCGTCAGATGCTGTTTTGGTTATATCAGAAGCATCTTTTAATACTGCTTGTGATACACCACCCACTGTTTTGACTGATGCGTCAACTACGCCAGTCGTTAACATTTTTCCTCCGTCAATCACAGCACCAACTGATGCACAAGATTGAACGAAAAGAGCAAACATTATTATGCTTAATGTAGTTTTTAACATTTTCATTTTCCTATAATTCGGGCATATGCCCATTAACATAAAGTATTTATACTTATTTTAGTTGCCTTGCGTCACAGAAACAGAGCAACCCCCAACTGTTTGACAATCTTGCGTAAGAGAATAAGTTTGTGCTGTAGTTCCTTGTTGAAGCATATATAAGTCTGTAGCATACAAACCATTGATTGATACTGTAGCACTATGAGTTGCACTTCCCTTTTGTATCATATCAATATCATTGTTGCTGTTATTAATTGTTAATGTGAGTGTTTTGTTTTGGTTGCTTTCTTGTCTTGTGTACACATCGTTGTAATCACCATAGATATAGGTGATGTTTGAATGTTCGTGTCCTGAGTTATTTGCTCGTTGACTTCCTAAAAACTTATTGTTAGAACCATGAATATCTAATT